GAACCAGTACCCAATAATGTGTAAAGTTCTACAAAGTTATCGTTTACCTTGTCACCTCCAGCTCTGAGGGTATCGCCTGTCCCATCATTCGCTGAACTTCCAAGTCCGATAGATTGATATGCCATTTCCTATATCTCCTATTATCTACATTTATTTATAATGGTTAAGTTGCAGTATTATCAAAAGTTAATCCCATATCTGATAATGTTGCATCAAATCTAAATGCACTCGCATCAAATGTAGTTGTTATGTTTGCAGTTTGTGAGAAACTAAAGTCTGCATCAAACCTTGCATAGTCTCCACCTAGTGTATCATCAAATTTGTATAATGTTTGTGAGAAGTCAAGTGGATTAGTTAAACCAGCAAAACCAATATCAAAGGTTGTACTAGATGAGTCAAAGGTTCTTGATTCTTCAGAGAAGTCTAAGAAATCTTGACCCAATGTATCTATTGTTATACCACCAGCATTATCTTCATCAAATGTTTGTCTAATATCATCAAATGTTCTAAAGTCCATATCAAATGTTTGGAACATTCCAGTTTTAGAAATTCTCAATTCCCCTCTTGGTGGAACATTAATTCTTGTTGTTAATGATGCACTTGTAAATGGTGTAGCTGCATCACTTAATGTTACATCTGAAAATTGGTCTATCGTATAATATGTGTGGAGGTTTTCATCATCACTCAAAAAACCTTCTTTCATAAAACCATATAAATTTAAATTCTTTAAGAATGGGCCAGTCGTTGATGCACCCCTTGTACCATCAAAGTTAAGTGTTACAGAACTTGTTAGTGTCACCTCTCTTTTACCAGATGGTAAAACTGTTCCACCACCATCAGTGTTTGCATCGAATCCACTTGTGGGATTTGGATTGAGAGTTGTTCCGTCTGTTTCAGTACCAAGTCTTCTACCAAAAACTCTACTGAATAGAGTAGTAAATGTAGATGCAAGTTCTGGAGTAAATGTTTCGGTATCACCAACAAATCCAGAAATAGAACCAGCAGCTGGTGTCTGAATATTTGCTTGAACTAAACTTGAGAATGTAACTTGTCCGAATACTTGGAAACCAGCAGGATGAGTTGCTTTCTTTATACTATCTCTCCAGTCTGCGATTGAGTTTCCTATCTTTACAACATATGAATAATCTTGATAGTAATATGAGTCTTGTATTCTCATTTCATCTTCTGATAATTTACCAGAAATATCTTGGAAGTCTGCAACACTAGTTCCTACTGCACCAGTGGTTATTGTTGCAGTTGCAGCTTCACATTGTTCTACTACTGAACTTGCAGTTGAACTTGCACCAGTTATGGTATCACCTTTTTCTGGAACATTTGTACCAGATAGTTCTATGATTTGTTGTGAAGTATCTACTGATTTTACTTGTGCAGTAAATTCATCTATACTTTCATCTGTGCTATAGGTGTCAGTAATATCTCTAACTAATACATTTTTTCTCAATGTTATCGTATCACTAGATGTGTATTCAGCACCAAAGTTTCTTACTGCAAATTGTGAAATAGAACCAACACCAGATGTTGATTTTGAAAAGACAGCTGCGTTACTACCAGTAGAACTTGAAACAGTCACACTAGGTAATGAAAGATAACCAGCACCTTTTTGTAGTATTTTAATTTTTCTTATTGAACCTCTTTCACCACTAGTTAAAGTATTTGGTTCAAGTTGAATAAGTGTGTTGTCCTCATATAAAATATTATCTGTTGTCCCAACAGTTTGTTCTAATCTTAAATCTAATATTTCAAATTGTTCTTGTATTAATTTAAAATTACCATCTCCAGTTCCACCAACATCAAATGTTTTTGTTGTTGAATCAAATGTAATATCATCTTCAGAAAAATCTGTTACATCACCTTCTAATAATAATTCACCAGATAAATCAGTTGATTGTGATTGTTGTCTTGCAAAATCTACAGCAGATAGTTCTGATAACAATAATCCAGAGTCATCTTCTAATACAATATTATCACCTTCATCAGCTTCTGTATTTAAAACAATGTATGCGTTATTATTTGTTGCTTCTTCTAAATCAAAACTAACAGAGTGGTGTACAACAATTTGTTCTCGTTCTTCTGTTTGCACTAAGTCTGGTGAAGTTTTAGTTTCTAAACTAATTGCACCACCTATGATTTCTACTTCTGCTGATGCACCCCCTCCACTAGTACCAGAGTTATTAAACACAACACTATCACCAACCTTATAACCAGAACCAACATCATCAATAACAATTTCGTCAATAGAACCAGTTCCAATATCTTTAACAATTAACTCACCTTGACCATTACCACCACTAACAGATACATTATCATTTATTTCATAATATTGACCACCACTTGTTATAGTTGCACCAGTCAATAATTCTTGAACTGTACCACTCATATTAACATCAGATATACTTGATGCACCACTTACAGTCTCACCAATAATAAATGTTCCACTTAAAGAATCTAAAGATACTTGAAGTTGTGCGAACTGAGTTCCGTTCTCTGTAAACTTTGTAACCTTTTCAATAAGAATAGATGCACCAGAGGAGTTTCCAGTTATTGTTTGATTTTCTAACTCTGTAAAATTTGAACCAGTGTTTTCTATCACTCTCATAAAAGAATTTTCAGACCATGTTGATTCTGAAACACGCAACATATTATCTCTTGGATAAAATAGTTCAGCTTCGTCATCAAACAACATTCTGAAAAATAGTTTGTGTCCTTTTTCTGTTCCTTTCGCAGAGTATAAATCTTTAATACTTTTAATTAATTTTCTTTTAGATAATCCATTTGCAAGAGTATTAGGAATACCCTCAAGGAACGAATCTCTAAACTTATCTAAGAAATCAAATATAGTGTTATCGACATTTGCATATTCTAAAAGTTGTTGAATATTTTGTACTGGGTTTGCACGATACTTTGTTATCGTTGCACTTGATAAAGATGAGGCACCAGTGATTGTTTCACCAGTTATAAATCTTTGGTTTGATGTAATATAAAGTTTTTGATTGTCATCAAAATCGTCAACAAGAACTTGTGCAGTTGCTTTTGATGTTGAACCAGTTATTGTTTCACCAACAGTAAACTTTGATACTGAATCTTGTAAAACAATGTTGTCACCATTTTCATCTAATACAAAATTATCTGATAAAGTTTCTTGTTTTAAATAATTTATTGTACCAGATATTGTAAGTTCACCAGCCTCCAAATATTTAAAATAATCTCTTAAAAATTTAACAAACTGTTGATGGTCTGCTCTGACAAACTCTGGAAGTAAATCACTTAATATTGGTGATAGTTTTTTGTCAAAGATTGATTTAGACATTTAGTATCCACTTGATGAACTTGAAGAACTAATAAAAGAACTTGATGTTGATGCAGATGTTACTGCTGTTGATGTTGATGTGGTTGCAGAACCAGCACTTGATGTTACAGTGTCCACTTGACCAGTTATTGTGGAGTTTGAAATATCTATTTCTATAATATCGTTTCTTAAAGGAACAACATCATTTGAAGCTGGTACAACGACTACACGAATACTTGTTGATGCAGAGTCATCTACATTTGAAATAGATATTATGTTTGCACTACTTAATATTACTTTACCAGTTGCGTAATCAACAGTACCGAACGCAGAGTTTTCTACAATTTTTGTAGTCCCAGATAAATAAAATGTTTGTAAAACACCTTTACCATCATCTTGTAAAAATAATTCATTTGTGCTTCCAGAAACTTTAAATCCAGTAGATGATACAACAGATGCGTGACCAGAGTGTGGATTAAACAATGCATTATTAAATGCAATCGTGTAAGAACTTACTTCATTTAATGTTGGTGTAAAAGTTTTAGACATTTGCACTGTAGTTATATTAGAATTTATTGCTGAGTCTGAATCATCTATCTGTCCAATTAATTCAGAGTATCTAAATGGTGAATTAAAAGTTCCTAAATTATTTGTATTGTAATTTGAGATTGTTGTATTAACAAGTGATGCTAAATCATTCAAAGACTTACTTGTTACAGTTGAGTTGTATTTAAAGTTTACTGTAAGTCTAACATTAATAGTTTGTGGATCAACAACTTCTGGTCTAACAGAACTTACCACAAAATCTTTTAAGTTATTTTGTAAAGTTGTTTTTTGTGTAGATGTAAGATTTGAACCAGTTGTTGTCTTAACAGATATAAAAACTTTACCATAACTTGCTGGGTCATTATCTTCACCACCCCACACAGAAACTGATTGTGTGTTTGCAAACAAAGTCGGAACAATAACTTTAAAATCATTTGTTGTAACTGCACGACCTTGACTTGCATAATCTAATGGTGCATTTAATTTTATACTTTCAATGGATTCTGCCTCTGCACCACCGACTGCACTTGTGACTGTTGCGACTGTATTATCAGAAGATGAACCAATACTAGATGGTGGAGTAAAAGTAGAAGCTCCATTTGATGCACCTTTGTTTGTTACGATATATTGTAGAATAACTATGTTGTCATCAGACAAACCTCTACCTATTACACTATCTCCGAAGTAAACTTGAAACTGTCCGTTCTCTATCTCTTGTAAAAAATATGCGTTAGTTTCATCTGTTACTTGTGTAATGTCAGTTGCAAGATTATAAGTTGTTTGAGTTGAATCAGTTGCAGAGTTTTGAACAACAACAGTAAGTGTTGTAGTATCTGCGTTACTATCTGGAATAATAAATCTTTGGTCAACATTAGAATTGTCAACGACATATCTTGTAGTGATAAGTGTACCTTCAAATAATGTTACATTATCAAAAGTTAAAACATTGTCTACTCTTGATACAGTTCTATCTTCATTGACTAAAAAATTATAAGTTATGTCATCAACAGTAGTGGAAAATTTTGTTCCTCTTGAAAGAGTAGAAGTTGTAACACTTGTGTCGTTTATCGTAACATCAACTACAGCTTGTGGCGCTCTCGCACTTCTTGGTGTATAACCTAAAGTTTTTGCATGAGAAACAACCGAAGACCTCAACGATGCAGTATCAATAAACATTTCATTTGCAAGTAAGTTTGCGTTCATAGAAAGGTAATGAGTATTGTATGCGAGTAAGTCTAATAACGCAGACATACCAGAACCCTCAAAGTCATAGTCTGTAAATTCTGATTGGTTTCTTAAAAATGTTTTTAGATTTGATTTTATGTCATCAAAATCTAATTCTGATATTGATAATCTTTTATCCGTTGTTGCCATGTTTTACCTCTACTATGGGTTCACTAGTTG